GTGGCTCGTGTGTTGACTCACAGCTGGAGACTCTAGCGAATCCCCAGCGATTAGTCAACCTCCTATGCCGCGTCGTCGATATAGTAGTCTTCTACAGTTGCCCACTCGCACAGGTTAACGTCTAGACCCAACGATTGAAGCTCTGCGCCTATCTCCTGAACATTACGAACAGCATCGTTACGACGACGGATTAGGTCCCGATGCTCTTCACTGTACTGGTCAAAGCTGTCCTTCCAAGCGTCCGATGCGTAGTACTGCGACAACTCCTCAAGCACCTCCGTCCAGTCGCTGTAGTAAATGGCGTACATGGTGACAGCGTCAGATAGTGTACGGTGGCTGTTCTCGATCAGCTCTGTGCGAGCGTAGTTAACTTGCTTCAACATAACTGTGTGTCTCTGGGGTGGCATTGGGTCCCCGTCTCGCCATGTGTGTAGTAAACTACAGATTGACCCAGCTGTAAACCGTAAATATTTCACACGTTTGGACTATTGACCATGACCCGTGTTGTATGCTAGTCGCGCATACGCGTGATATAAAGGTAGGCTCAAAGGGTCCAACACAGGTCCACACACTTGTCAACCCATGCAAATCCCATGCCAAGTTGCCCCATGCAAGAACCGTGCCAACTCTTGGGGCTAACACAAGTTGCAACTCGTGTCAACAACGCAAGAATCATGCCAAATTTTAGACACGGGGAGGGGGGTTGACATGTGTTGACAATTGTTGTAGCTACCTAGACACAAAATAGGTCAAAATTAAGAAAATTACCCATAAATTAAACTCGTGTAACCCGTTAATTTTACTTGTGTTTGTACTTCTACTGCTTTTACCTCTAAAATAGCTTGACTTCTGTGTCAACTTGTGTTATACTATTGGCATATTGAGGGATAATTTTAGTTATGACCACTGAAGTTAAAAAAAGAGGTCGTGGCAGACCCCGGAAGTCAGAAGTAGCCGCTGTAAAGCCCGGAAACAAGGGTGTTGTAGGCCGACCAAAGGGTGACGCAGCGATAATTAATGAGTACAAGGCCAGAATGTTGGCTAGTCCTAAGTCTCGTAAGGTTTTAGAGACTATTTTTGATGCTGCTTTGGACAATGACCACAAAAATCAAGCTGCTGCTTGGAAACTTGTAATGGACCGTATACTACCAGTAGGTGCTTTTGAGAAGGACGTAGTCAAAGACACCAGTAGAAACGCCATACAAATTAATATTACAGGTGTTGGTACTGCCGAAGTAACTACTCCAGACGATATCATAGAAGGAGAAGTAGTAGATGAGTCTTAAGCACTTCAAAAAAGAAGAGTTTGACTGTCAGGCCACTGGCACCAACAACATGGAACAAGAGTTTTTAGAAAAGTTAGATAAATTGCGGGGTGCATGTGGCTTCCCGTTTGAGGTAACGTCGGGTTACCGTCATCCAACTCAGCACCCTATAGAAATGAAAAAGGCAGTGCCGGGAACACATGCTCAAGGGATTGCGGCAGACATAAAAATAACAAATGCCGCCCACCGCTACGCTATTATATCTAATGCTTTAAACCTTGGTTTCACAGGTATAGGCATTGACGACAATTTTGTACATGTAGACACTCGCGGAACAACGCCAGTTATTTGGTTGTACTAATGGATCTTAATATAGAACTACTGCCGTGGCAACAACAAGTCTGGGCAGACGAAACAAGATTTAAGATAGTAGCTGCTGGGCGACGTACAGGCAAGTCTAGATTAGCAGCATGGATGTTAATAGTTAACGCACTACAGGCGGACAGAGGACATGTATTTTACGTCGCACCTACTCAGGGACAAGCCAGAGACATCATGTGGACCACCCTTCTCGATCTTGGGCATGAAGTGGTCGCTGGTAGTCATGTTAATAATCTTCAAATTAAGCTTATTAATGGAGCCACTATTAGTCTCAAAGGAGCCGACAGACCAGAAACCATGCGAGGTGTCAGCCTCAAGTTCCTAGTAATGGACGAGTACGCTGACATGAAGCCAGAGGTATTTGAGCAGATCCTCAGACCTGCCCTAGCTGACCAGAAAGGATGTGCAATGTTCATAGGGACACCTATGGGGCGCAACCACTTCTACGAACTTTATAAATATGCGGAGTTAAGTAATGATCCGACGTACACTGCATATCACTTTACTTCTTACGACAATCCATTGTTGGACCCGAACGAAATTGATATTGCTAAAAAGTCTATGTCTTCTTATGCGTTTCGCCAAGAGTTTATGGCGTCTTTTGAAGCGCGTGGGTCAGAAATGTTTAAGGAAGACTGGGTACGCTTTAGTGAAGATAGGCCCGAAATAGGAGATTATTACATTGCTGTTGACTTGGCAGGCTTTGAAGAAGTCAACAAGAAAAGAACTAAAAATTCCAAGCTTGACGACACAGCAATTGCCGTGGTTAAGGTCAATGAGCATGGTTGGTTTGTTGACAATATCATATACGGTAGATGGTCACTTGACGAAACAGCAGCTAAGATATTTCAGGCCGTTAGAGATTATCGTCCCATATCAGTTGGAATCGAAAGAGGTATTGCTAAACAAGCAGTAATGTCTCCATTGATGGACATGCAAAAACGATACGGTATGTTCTTTAGAGTAGAAGAGTTGACCCACGGCAACAAGAAAAAAACAGATCGTGTTATGTGGGCGTTACAAGGACGATTTGAAAACGGATACATAACGCTAAACAAAGGAGAATGGAACTCAAGGTTTCTTGACCAGTTGTTTCAATTTCCTGACCCATTAACCCACGATGACTTGGTTGATGCGTTAGCTTACATCGACCAGTTAGCAAATGTGGCTTACGACTACGATTACGAAATCGAAGACCACGAAATCTTAGACGTAGTAGCAGGATACTAATATGAGTGAAATATACGAACAAGACCCTCTGATGATCCAAGAAGCCCTAGAAGACTGGGTTATTAACAAATGTGAAGACTGGAGGGACTACTACGAAAGCAATTATGAAAACAGGTTTGAAGAATATTATAGGCTATGGCGTGGTCAATGGGACCCTGCTGATAGCCAGCGTGGGTCTGAGCGTTCCCGTATTATTTCTCCTGCACTTCAACAAGCAGTTGAGTCTAATGTAGCGGAACTAGAAGAAGCTACGTTCGGGCGTGGTAAGTGGTTTGACGTTAGTGACAACTTTGGAGACACTAACAAACAAGACGTACAATTTTTGCGTAACAAACTTACGGAAGACTTTGAAGACTGTATGGTACGTAAGGCTGTTGCAGAGTGTCTTATTAATTCAGCGGTGTTTGGTACAGGTATCGGTGAGATCGTCATTGAAGAAATGAAAGAAATGGCTCCTGCTACTCAACCTATTATGGGAGGAGATTTACAAGCAGTAGGAGTAAATGTCACAGATCGCGTCAAAGTTAAACTTAAGCCTATACTACCACAAAACTTTTTGATTGACCCTGTAGCTACATCTGTAGAAGACGCTTTAGGCGTATGTATAGATGAGTTTATAAGCAGACACCAAGTAGAAATTTTGCAAGAACAGGGCGTATATCGAGATACTTATGTTGGTTCTGCTGCTCCTGATACTGACCTAGAGCCTGACCAAGACATTACAATTTATAACGACGACAAGGTACGACTTACTAAGTACTACGGTTTAGTGCCACGAGAGCTTTTAAATGAAGCTCTAAACGAAGATAACGAAGAAGCAGTACCTGAAGAAGGGTCTGACTCAAAGTACATAGAAGCCGTTGTAGTGATTGCTAACGGTGGTATCTTATTAAAAGCAGAAGCTAACCCTTACATGATGATGGATCGTCCTGTTGTTGCGTTCCCTTGGGACGTAGTACCCGGACGTTTTTGGGGCCGTGGAGTTTGTGAAAAGGGCTACAACAGCCAAAAAGCGCTTGACACAGAGTTGCGAGCTAGAATCGACGCACTAAGCCTTACTATTCACCCAATGATGGCTATTGACGCAACTAGATTGCCACGAGGAGCAAAACCAGAAGTACGCCCCGGCAAGATGATTCTAACTAGTGGAGACCCTCGTGAAGTACTGCAGCCATTTAACTTTGGTCAAGTCAATCAAATTACTTTTGCTCAAGCTGGAGCATTGCAACAAATGGTGCAACAAGCAACCGGAGCAGTAGATTCAGCAGGAATTGCTGGTAGCGTTAATGGCGAAGCTACAGCCGCTGGCATTAGTATGTCTCTTGGCGCTCTTATCAAACGCCATAAGCGAACACTAATTAACTTCCAGCAGTCTTTTTTGATTCCTTTTGTTAAAAAAGCAGCCTATCGTTACATGCAGTTTGATCCTGAAAACTACCCTGTATCTGACTATAAATTTAGCGCAAGCAGCACATTAGGTATTATTGCTAGAGAGTACGAGGTTACTCAGCTTGTACAACTACTACAAACTATGGGCAAAGACTCGCCATTATACAACACTCTTATTCAATCTGTTGTAGACAATATGAATCTGTCTAACCGCGAAGAATTGTTGGCGGCTATGGCTCAAGCAATGCAGCCTAACCCACAAGCACAACAATTAGCTCAGGCAACACAACAAGCACAGTTACAGTTCCAGCAATCACAGACAGCGGCTTTAGCAGCACAGGCGGAAGAGTCATCTGCTAGAGCCACCAAGTTATCTGCAGAGGCTCAGGCAGTACCGCAAGAACTAGAGATTGACCGTATAAACGCTATCACCCGAAACCTTCGTGAAGGTGACGCTGAAGACAAAGAGTTTGAACGCCGCATGAGAGTGGCCGATACTCTCCTCAAAGAAAAGCAAATAGAAGGTAGAACCAATGTTAATAACACAGAAAGAAATGCAAGACCTGCTAGACCAGATCAACCACAAGTTCAGCGACCAGTTCGCCCGGTTGGACCTGTTGGAACGCAAGG